GCACGATGTGGCACAACAGCTGTTTGCAGGATGATTACCAGGAGGCCAATGCAATGAACATGCTTGAAAGGGGCATGGATCCGGGCTTGGTAGACATGCATGACATAGGTGATGACAGTGTGGGAAGATTCAGCAGTGAGTTCAAAGCGCTGCGATATCTGAAGAACCTCATGGACAGCAAATACCATCTGCAGGATGAGAAGCAGCTGGTGTCTCCAGCACAGAGTGAGTTCACACGTGTGAGATACAGCTCGCACAGGGCACAGGCGTCCCTGGCTCGAAACATTGCCAACTCCAATTCCAGTGACAAGCAAGCACAGCCGCGCCACCCTAATCCTTCACAAGCTCAGTCATTGAATGAGGTGCTCAACATGAGAATAATCAGGGGAGCAGATAGAGAGGCAGTCGAGAATTACAGGTACATAATGCTGCAGAGGTGGACGAGTGTGCGGGTGAACAAAGGCCACAGAGAAGTGCCTGTCTGGGTGTTGAGGCATCCGGTGGAGAAGAACGGCTTCGGATGCTTGAGGTTCGGAGAGGAAGAGGAAGTCGAGAAATTGCAGTTGCCTAACCAGCCTGTGCCGTACAAAGCAAGCACTGCAGCGCTGCTGAGGAAGTACAAGTTCCCAGCGGCAAGGTTGGCACGCCAAGACTTCAATGCGAGGGCGTTGAAAGCAGGAGTTCAGTTGGGTCAGCGCTATGAGGATGACCTTATATCGGGTGTAGCAGCGCCGTGCATGCCAAACAAACTGCAAGTGCAGGCAGCCGTTAGAACTGCAGAGGCATGGAATGAGTGGCTGGATGTGGTGGCGCCAGGAGAAGAGACGTACCGAACAGGCAAGGCCAAAACCAGTGTTTGGGATTATGGTTGGCAGCCGAAGTCGCGTGATAGAGCAGCAGAAGGAGAATCAAGATTGGCCGAGATGGTAGAGCAGATGAGATCACATCTTCGGAACGCAGGGGAGAACAATAACCTGCGGGCACATAAGAAAGTGCCGGACGAACATTGGCGGACGTTGGACCCAGAGGCCAACGCCCAGAGAGTATCAAACGCAGTGTTAGGTAGCATGAATAGTGTGCACCGCGTATGGGAGAAAGTGAGCGACGAACGAGTGAATGAGTTTGTCGACAAGCTTGGAGGAAAGCAGGCTGCCGGGGCATGGGCAGAGCTGCAGACACAGGTGCCGCACAAGGTGGCATGCTGGATGGTCAAAGGAAAAGTGTCGCTTGGAGCCGAATGGCCCACGCACGCCAGCACCGCCTTGCGCGGGATAGCTGGCCTTGTGTGGGCCAGGGCATTAACTGAGCTGACACCTTTGCACGGACCTAATGGAAATGTACGACCCAGTTGGTGGATCCAATGGGCAACAAAGCTGCGAGCCGCAGTTAATATAGCAGTGGCAAACAGCACCATGGCGCAGGAAATGCGCATATAGTTCTCACAGACTTGCTGTGAGGTGAGCTGGCACAT